TCTACACGCGTAAGATCGTCGGCAGCGTCAGATGTGTATAAGAGACAGCGTGAAGACTGCTGCCATGGCCCCGCTCAGACGCCTCTCATGCTAACCGCCCCGGCTCGCCGTCACACCAGCGTGAGGGACCACGACCTGAAGGTCTGGGCGTTTGCCGGCACCGTCGAGGTGACGCCGCCGATGCCGATGTGATACGGGGTCTGCGAGAACGCGATCCCGTTGTACTCGATGACAGGAGTTGCGGGCTTGGTGCTGCTGCCCTGGGCGATGAACAGCCGGAAGCGACTGTTCGCGTGATCGTAGTCCAGCCAGAAATAAAACTCCATCGGTGCATTGCCATCGAATGCAAGCACTTTCGTGTATAGACCCCCGGGGATAGCGTCGCTGACGTACAGGTGAGAGGTCTTCCATCGCGTGCCATCGTATGTACCGTTGATAGCGATGGCATACGGCACTCTTGCGTCTCGTACAACGCCAGAGTCTCCAGACCCCGCCCCTGTGGCGGTGCTTACCGTATCCCATTGGATCGAACAGATTGGGCCCCTTAAAGTGTCGTTGCCATCCATTCGCCAAGCAACCGAGAAGCTACGGTTGTACGAACGGCTGATCGCATCCCAGACGTTGCCCGCTCGGGCAGCCTCCACGGTCGTCGGGAATCTCACGTTGCCATCGACGACTTCCGTGTAGCCGGCAAGGTTCACCTCGCCCGCCGTCACCGCAGCCCCGATCGTGCCGTTGGTGTAGTTGAAGCCCTCGTACAGCGACATCACGAACGATGTCGTGCTGGCGGTGCTCACGTTGCCAGCGGTATCTGTGACCGTGGCGCTCACCGTCACGGTGCCCTCGCCGATTACGGCCCGATCGGCCGACGTCAGCGACACCGACACGGCCGTGGCGCCTGCCCCGGTCGTCGTCTTCGTCACGGTGCCACCGCCAGCGCGCGAGAAGACCACCGACACCGATGCGCCGGCTTCCGCGAGGATGTTCACCCTCGCCGCTGCAGCGAGCACCGTCAGGCCCGGGGCGGCCGGCGCCGTGGTGTCGACCACGATCGTCGCGGGGTTCTGGGCCACCGCGCTCACGTTGCCGGCGGCATCGCGCTGTCGCACGCGGATCGCGCCGGCGGCATAGGCCCCCTGCGCCAGGGTGAACGATCCGCCGACGCCCACGGTCCACGTGCTGCCGCTGTTCGTGCTGTACTCCCAGACCGCGCTCTGCTCCACGTTCGTCACCAGCATCTGCCCGTTGCTGGTGATCCCGTCGCTGTTGCTCGCGCCGGTGTCGACGGCCAGGGCCAGGCCCAGCGTTGCCGGCGCCGTGGTGTCCACCAGGTAGGCGGGATCCGCCGGGAGCGCATAGTGCCCCAGGGACGCGATGTTCCCCGCGCTGTCGCGGATGGCGCCGCCGTTGAGGCTGATGCTGTTCGCCGGGATGGCGATGCCGTTGGGGGCGTTGTCGCCGGCCTGGATGGTGTAGGCGAAGCTGAGGGTGGCGGTGCCCGATCCGGTGGTGTAGCTGGCGGTCCTGCTCACGCCGCCGATGGTGATCGTCATCCGAGGCGATCCAGTCACGATCAGGGCGCGGTTCCACGTGGCGGCCATGGTGACGACATCGCCGACGTTCAGGGTGCTGTTCTGCACGCCCGTAGCGCCGGTGATTGCCACCCCCTGCAGGAACGGCGGATCGGTTGGCGTGCCATTCAGCGCCGAGCTCACCACCACGTTCACGCCAGGCCAGGGCTCGTCCTGCAGCCAGCGGAAGGCGTTCCAGAACTGCCCCTCGTACTGCGCGCTGCGCCCCTCCTGGGTCGTCAGCATCCCGATGGGGTTGAGGCTGTGCCAGCCCTCATCCCACTGGCTGAAGTCGTAGCGGAAGCTGTCGAACGCCTCCACGTAGGTGGCCATCGCCTCCGGCTGCCCGCTGGAGGCAATCGGGTTCAGCTGCACATAGGTGGAGAAGATCTGCCCGTAGCTGATCTGCGGCCAGTCCGGCCGCGGTCGAACCCCAGAGTGGTCGTCGTAGAGCGAGCCGTCATCCCACGCGCACTGGTCGTAGACCGCGCGGCGCATGTCGTAGACCGCGTAGATGCGCGACAGGCGGCTGCGCACCGGCGAACTGATCCGGGCCACCGCCGCGATCCGGTCGATGATCTCCTCGCCCTGCGTCGCCGCCGACAGGCCCAGCATGTATTCCGCCCAGCGGGTGGTGCCACCCTCCGGCTCCTCGATCAGGCCCTGGATGCCGATCCAGCTGAGGGCCACGCGCACCGACTCGGGCGTGCCGCGGATCCGCTGCCAGAGCACACCGTCCCGCAGGGCCAGCCGCTGATCGTTCCCCAGGTAGGGGAGGATCTCGCCGAGGCCGTATTCGTAGATCAGCCACGGCACCACGCTGTCGGGGATGTCCACCCGCTTCGCCGTGCGGATGAGCGGCACCGGCGGGCCCACCCGCTGCAGGTTGCTGGTGACCCTGGAGAAGTCGCGCTCCAGGGTCGTCGCATTGGGCGGCAGCAGGTCGTAGCGACTCACCAGGCGCGGCCCTCCATCGTCAGCGTCACCTCGCCCAGGGCCAGCGCCTCGGACGCCCCGCACGGCACGTCAGCCGCGGGCTCGGTGAGCTCCACACGCCGGACGCCGGCCGGGCGCAGCTCGGCGACGACCCACGCCCGGGCGCCCTCCCAGCCCAGGCCCGCGGTCGCAGCGAAGGCCGCAGCCAGCCGTGCCTCCAGGCCGTTGAACACCTCGATCGGGGTCTCGGGGTAGAGGTAGACCTCGGCCGTCACAGGCACCACGGTGATGGTCGCGCCCTGCACCGTCACCGTGTCGGTGATCACCCGCACCGAGTCGCTGTTCACCACCGCCTCCACGTCCTCGATCAGCTCCGTGCTGGCGGTCCCGTCACCCTGCGCCGAGAGGATCGACACCAGCACCTCGCCCGGGGCGGGGGAGGACACCAGCGCATCGCGCACATCCGGGCTGGCGGAGAGGGCCTGGAACCGATACCAGGCGGCGCCGCCGGCGGTGCTGCTGCCCATGATCCGCTCGATCGTCCGCACCCTCAGCGCCTCGTCGCTCTCCCCCGCCAGGCGGATGAGGCCGTAGAAGGCGGCCAGGTTGTCCAGGTCGCTGTCGGTGGCGAAGCGCAGCAGGGTGGCGCGCAGGGCATCGTTCACCCGCTGCCGCAGCAGCAGCTCCCGCGCGGCCGCGACCTCCAGGATCTTCACCCCAGGATCCGACTCGAGGATCTCGGTGTAGGAGGGGTCCCGGGCCTGCAGGTCCGTGATCATCGCTTGCAGGATCTGCTCGAAGTCCAGCTCCTCGATGATCGCCGGGGCTGGCAGGCTGCTGAAGTCGATCGTCGTGGCCATCAGATCACCAGCCCTTGCATCTCGACCCGGCGGCCGTCCAGCAGATAGTAGCCAGTAAGGCTGAGCTCGATCTGACCCTCGGCCGTCACTCGGTCCACGGTGATGCGCTCCAGGTTCAGGCGAGGCTCCCACCGATCGAGGGCCGTGGCGGCCGCGGCCACCATGTCCGAGGCCAGCGTGGCGTTCATCGGGCGGTCCACCAGGCGGGGAAGATCGGAGCCGTAGTCGCGCCGATGCACCCGCGTGCCGACGGGGGTGGACAGGATGTCCTGGATGCTCTGGCGCAGGTGGTCGAAGCCGCCGAGCGCCTTGCCAGTGGTGCGAGACATGCCGGCCATCGGTCCCCCCTCCTCAGTTGCAGAGCGTGGCCGTGGCCCCGCCTACCAGGGTAGCCCCGCAGGCAGTGGTGTCCCCCACGCGGGCGACTGCCTGGCCGTTGGCGGTGGTGTTCGGGCTGCCGGTGGTGATCGGGTTTGGCCCGTGCTCCGGGCAGTCGTAGGTGTCGCCCACGCGCGCGACGCGGCGGCCCTGGGCCCAGACGTCCGGGCTGGCGGTGCTGACCAGGCCGCCGTGGGAGCCGCTGTCGCCGAGGCAGATCACGCGGGGCATGGGACGCTCACGGGTTGAGGTGGACGGTGGAGCCGGTGATGGTCACCTGGCCCTGGGCCTCGACGTTCACCGTGCCGGTGGCCTCGATGTTCGCGCTGCCGGTGCGGATCACCACGGAGCCGGTCGATTCGGTGGTGTCGATGG